AAATGTTGCAAAACAGCTCTAAAGAAGCAATCATCGACTTGTTAGATGGTCGTATGCAAGTTTCTGAAGCTCGCTTGTTGAACCGCATTTCTGGTGACTTGTACGGTGATGGTACAGGCAATGGCGGCAAGAACCTTGACGGTTTGGCTGCTGCTGTTTCTGCTACTCCAACAACAGGTACATACGGTGGTATTAACCGAGCTAACTGGACATTCTGGCAGAACCAAGTAACTACAGGTGTTACAACAACTCCTGCAACTACTAACATTCTTGCTAAGATGACTGAAGCTGCTATCAAGCAAATCCGAGGCACAGACAAAGCTGACCTTATCGTTGCTGGTAACACAATGTATCAACTCTATGTAAACAGCTTGCAAGCTATCCAGCGTATTGCTTCTGAAGAATCTGGAGCTTCTGGCTTCGCTTCTTTGAAGTTCTACGGTGGTGGTACTTCTGCTGATGTGGTATTGGGTGGTGGTTATGGTTCACAAGAGACAGCTACATATATGTACCTCTTGAACACTAACTACATCTTCCTGCGCCCACACAAAGAGCGTAACTTTGTACCTATCGGTGGCGAGCGCCAAGCGATTAACCAAGATGCTATCGTTAAGCTCTATGGTTGGGCTGGTAACTTGACTACTTCTAACAGCTTCTTGCAAGGTATTTTGACAACCTAATAGATAGGGGGAAACCCCTATTTAATCTTGTCTAATCAATCAATTTAAGGAAATAATCATGGCATATTCAACTTTACCCATCGCTGGTATCGACCTAGAAGTAGTACAAACTGCGGCTGAAATCGCAGTAAATGGCGAACCAGCAAACTTCGGTCCACTCGGAACACAAACCTTCGCTTCTGACGGCTTGCGTTATGTTTGGGCTAAAGCAGCAGCTACTATCGCTCCTTCCACAACTGTTTGCGCTATTGACACTACAGCATTTACTGTAGCTGCAACTGGTGGCGCATACATTTCACCAGCCACTTCAATGGTTTCTGGTGACTATGGTTGGTTTGGTAAAGCATCTGTTTAATCAGTATCTGTAGTATCCTAGGGACTGTCCTCAAAAGGGGCAGTCCTTTTTCTTTTTAACAACCTAACTACTTAGGAGAATTAAAATGGCACTTCCAAGTGACGACATGGGCGCAGATAGCCGCCTAGCAGTAACTTTCTACAAACGCTCCATGAAACAAGAAGATGAGTCTATGGCAGCAGGTAGACCAATCTTTAAAGAGTTTGATTTTGTCCGTATTATGGTTCCAGGCGATGCCTTGACCGAAATTGACACTTATGCAAACGAATCCCATAAAATGCGTTTTCCTCGTCAATGGGCGCATTATCAAAACCAAGTAGGCACTCATGAGCAAGTAATTGGCACTCCTATTGAGGAATGGACAATTCTTAGCCGTTCCCAAGCAGATGAGCTAAAAGGCATCAAATTTGTAACTGTAGAGTCCGTAGCAAATGCTTCTGACCAACAATTACAGAAAATTGGCATGATTGCTGGCATGAATCCTTATTCATTTAGAGATAAAGCCAAAGCCTTTTTGAACCTTGCTGACCAAGTCGGTGAGTCTAATCAACGAGAAGCAGAACTTGAGAAACTTCGTCAAGAAAACGCTGCAATTAAGATGGAGGCAGATGCCAAATTAGCCAAACAACAAGAGCAAATTGATGCTCTTATGGCTATGATGACTGAAAAAAAGCCTCGTAAGAAAAAAGAAGAAGTAACAGAATAAAAAAGGGGGAGAAATCCCTCTTTTTTGTATATAATTGGTCAAAGCCAACTACTTGGCTAATTTCCAAGTAAAGGTGAATTATGTCCCAAACTATGTTGCAGTTGGTTCAGCAAGTAGCTGCCGAACTTAACTTAGCAGTCCCAAGCTATGTCGTTGGTAATACATCTCAGGATGTCCAGCAAATCCTCGCCCTAATGAATGGCTCAGGATACGACTTAGTTAAAGAATACGATTGGCAAGCCTTACAAGTCCAATACCGCTTTTATACCCAAGCAATTAATTGTAATGGCACTTCTGTAAATGGCTCTACAACCCTTGTAATTGAACCTGGTGTAGACCTTACTGCTGTAGACAGCCAATGGGGTATTACTGGCTATGACATCAACCAAGATACTCAAGTAGTTTCAGTATCTGGTCAAAATATTGTAATGAGCCAAATGGCTTCAGGTACAGGTACAGGAGCAGTCGTTTTAGCTCAAACTGCCTATGATTTGCCTTTTGACTTTGAACGCATTACAAACCGTACTCAATGGGATAAAACTAAACATTGGGAAGCTCTTGGACCTGAAGATGCTCAGCAATGGCAATGGCTAAAATCTGGCTATATTTCTACTGGTCCTCGTATTCGCTGGCGTATTTTGGATAACCAATTCCAAGTATGGCCCCCTATGAATACAAACGAGTATATTGGCTGGGAATACAAGTCTAAAGGTTGGGTAAGAAGCCCTACTGGTACTGTACAAAACAGCTTTACTAATGACTCTGATACCACTGTTTTAGATGACCGTATCATTGTTTTAGCTACAAAACTCAAGTATTTCCAAGTTAAAAACTTTGATACAACTGCTTTATCTCAAGATTATCAGCGTTATTTAAGCGTTGCTAAAGCTCAAGATAAAGGCGCTGCTAACTTGTCGTTTGCTCCTTACCCATCTAAGGTTCTTATTGGTTACGCTAATATTCCTGACACTGGTTATGGCACTTAATTATGGCAATAGCTCAAAAGCGTAATGCTGTAACTACTTCCGTTCCATCCCCTATTGGTGGGTGGAATGCTAGGGATTCTCAAGCTAATATGGCTCCTACGGATGCTATTTCGCTTGTAAATTGGTTTCCAACCCCTACCGATGTGACATTGCGTAAGGGTTATACAAGAATATCCACTATAACTACTGCAACTGGTGTACAGACTATTTCTAGCATTACTTATGCTGGATTGGTGGCTACTTTAACTACTGCTGCAGCGCATGGTCTTACTACTGGTCAATATGTGTCTATTACTGGTACTACCCCTGCAGCTTATGGCGGTGTTTTTGAAATTACTGTAACTGGTGCAACTACCTTTACATACGACCTTTTAGCCGTTGTTAGTTCAAATGCTACTGTTGTTGGAGCGTACACTATAGGGCTAACAACCCCTATAAACACAGTAACTAACTACACAACAAACCCAGGATATGACATATTTGGCTTTGCTGGCACAAAAATATACGATGTAAAAAATCAAACCGCAGTAGAGGTTTTTAGCGGTATTACTAGCGATAAATGCCAACATGTAAACTTAACTAACCAAGCAGGTCACTTTTTAGTAGCTTGTAATGGCGAAGACCCTACAATGGTCTACGATGGCACTAGATGGTTCTTTATAGCGACTACTGATACTGCTCAAACAATCAGCAGCATTACTAAATCAGGCACAACAGCTACTCTGACTACTGCTGCTCCTCATGGCTTGGTTACAGGCAATAGAGTCACTATTAGCGGTGCTGTTTCTAGTGAATATAACGGTACTTTTGTTATTACAGTAACTGGTGCAAGCACCTTTACTTACATAATGGCAAATGCTCCAGCAGCCAACGCTACTGTAGTAGGTTCTTACACTGTAATCGGTATTACTGGTGTAGATTCAAGTACATTTATCAATGTAAACCTATTTAAAAACCGCCTTTACTTTACTGAAAAAGACACCATGACTTGCTGGTATCTTGATGTAGATGCTATTGGTGGTCCAGCTTCACCTTTGTATTTTGGTGGAATTGCTCGTAATGCAGGTTATCTGCAAGCAATGGGTACATGGACATTAGACGCAGGACAAGGCGCTGATGACTATGCTGTATTTGTCACCTCAATGGGTGAAGTTATCGTATACAACGGTACAGACCCTGATGTTGCAGAAAAATGGCAGTTAAAAGGTGTATGGCAATTAGGTCAAACTTTTAGCCGTAGATGCTTTTTTAAATGGGCTGGCGACATTCTTTTGCTTACTCAAGATGGTCTTGTGCCTCTTTCTTCAGCACTTCAGTCTAGCCGTTTAGACCCTCGTGTAAACCTAACAGACAAGATTTACTACGCTGTAAGTCAAGCAGCAACCATTTATTACGCTAATTTTGGCTGGCAAATTAACTATTTTGCTAGTGAAACTATGT